AGCGCATGGCCGGTGAGACCAGGGACTTCTCGGCCCCCGGGTACATGATCCCGCCGCCGGCCGCCGCGACGAAGTCGATGAAGCGTTGCCACGACAACTGCAGGCGCGGGAGCAGGCCGGGGCAGCTCCGAGCCGCCTCGAGGTAGCCGTAGCCGACGCCGATCACGCCGTCGCGGGAGAGCTCGTTGCCGGCGATGTGGTCGTCGAGGGGGAAGTACCGGACGAACGCGCCGCCGAGCGCCTCCTGCGCCGTCTCGATGGCGGTCAAGGCCTGGTCGGCCTGGTCGCAAAGGCCAGCGCCTACTTTTAGGCCGTTCCAAAGAAGGCTGTCGCCTTCGCGCAGGGGCACGCCACCGAGCTTCGTGCCGGCGACCCAGCCCTGATCAACGAAGGAGTCGAGGCGGCTGAGTAAAATTGCTCGCTGCGTTGAGAACGCCGACAAATCAACGACCGCCGGCGGGTGCCAGGCGGTCTTCGCGTCGTCGTGATCCTTCTTCGAGCAGGCATGGCAGCTACTTGCGACGAGACTCGCGATCAGAACTCTCAAGAATGCGCGCCAGGTCATGCTCGATGCCCCTCATCCGCAGCTCGTGGTCGCGGAGTTCTTCGTTGTGGTCGGTGACGGACTTCAAAACGACGCCCATCTTGGCGTTCAAGTCGGTTACCGAGTGCGACATGTCGGAAAGGTACGAGACGCCGACGGCGCAGATGCCGGTAAGGACCGCGCCGAGGGCGGCGATGCTGATCTGGAGGGGGTCGAACTTCATGCGTAGGTGCCTCCAGCTAGGAAGTGTAGCGGGAAAACCCCCGAAGATGTTGTTTAGCGCGGCTTCCATGTAATCCTCCGCCGGCTTCACCCGACTATTAGGTCATCCTTCTGGCTTGAATGTATCCGGCTGCGCCCGGCGTACCGCCCGTGAAGCTGATAAACCCGACAAGGTACAAAGTCAGCGTTGCACCGTTGGCGACAGTCACCTGATAAGGGGGGATCGGCAACGTTGTCTGCGCCAAGTTTGTGCCGACTTGGATGTTGGTAAACTCAAACGTACCGTTAGGGGTGCCCCAAGTAGTCGAGTTAGACGGAACGGCGTTGGTGTTTGCCGAGATGGCGCCGCGCGCCTGCGTTACAGTACTGCCGCCGTCGAAGTTCACGCAGCCGCGAACGTCCCAGTCGCCGGCCGTAAGCGTAATTGAGGTGATTGTCTTCGCCGTCGCAGTTACGAATCCTGTAACGGGGGAGCCTGCGGTTACAGTTGAGGTGATCGTTTCACCGACATATCCCGTAGGGGCAGCCGCGTTGGTTGCCTTGGCCTTTAGGCCGTTGGCGCTGACGAGGCCCGCGCTGACGCCCGGCTGCACTTCGCCGAAGCCGATGGCTTGGCCGGCGTTCGTCTTGACCACACGCCATTTAAACCCGCCGCCGCTAAGATCAGAGAACGGGTTGCCGTTTCCACCGTAGCCGGTGACGGTAGACGCCAGGTTTCGGCCGCCCGCACCAAAATTTATGTCGAATTGAGTCGCGCTAACTTTGGTCCAGTAGATACCGTAGGCCCGAGATCCCGGTATCTCAGAGTAAGCAATGACGGCGGACGTGCCAGAGATTTCGCCCCACGTCAGTCCGCCGTCGCCGCTGACTTGGACCTGTACTTGCTGCCCGACCTGCACAGGGTTTTGAAACTGCACCCGCCGAACATAGGTCGTGCCCACAGCCCACGCCGCACCGAAGTTGCTGCCGCCTGGTCCGGTGCCAAAGGCGTTGGTTACCGACGCAGTTGCCGACGTGTCCGTTGAGTAGGCGTACTCGACATCGTTTTGCACGACGTTGACGGTGCCGGAACCGGCCCACTCGGCGATGGGTACGCGGAAGGTGATGTTAACCTGGTCATTGTTAGCAAAAGTAATCGGGTTTGCCTGGTCTACCTGAACATCGTAGTGGTTGGTGCCGGATGATACGGGAAGCGACATAGCGGTGACGGTCGTGGTGGTGTTATAGAGAACTCGCCCCATAATCTGGGCTAGGCCAGAACCGCCCGCGTCATCATAGATTTGGGCAATCCCGAGAGGGTTGACCGTCGATCCGGTACCCATAAGCTTGGTGTTATCGATCGTGAATCCGGTAGGCAGGCTGAACGTAATACCAATGGATGTCGGCGCGCCGGTAAGTGTCGCGCGCGCCTGTACTTCCATCGAGTCGCCGATACGGCGGTATTTTCCAGTGTACGTGGTGTTAGAAACCCAACTACCTGTAGGCGTGTAGCTGACCCACTCGCTAACAGCCGCACCCTGCACGCCAACGCCGGGTCCAACAATCAAATCAGAAAAGACAAGCGCGTGAGTGTTCGTGCCGTTAAGGCCGATGCGTATCTCGATGTACTTGGCCGAGACGGCCGGCGCATCGAAGGTCGTGCGGTAGGTGCCCGTTAAGTTGGGCAGTGGCGAGACGGCGGAAGAGTCCGTCGATAGCGCCAGGCGGGTGTTGCCCGTTGTGTAATCGCTCGCCGTGTTCGAGTAGACGTCAACCTTGAAGTCCGAGGCGACGTAGCCGCTGATCGGCTTCAGGTCGAATTGGACTTTGAGTTTCTTGTTGGCGTCGGCGTCGTCGAGGATGAAGCGGTAGTAGGCGTAAGCGGAGGAGCCGGAGACGCCGGTCACCTTGATGCCGCTGCCGGTCGTATTAGGCCGCGGCAGCTCGGACCCGGTGATATCGAGGGCCACCGTCACGCCGGCGCCGGAGGCAGCCCAGCCCGCGTCGGAGGAGCTGCCGGACACCGCGTAGTTCTTCTCGCCGGTGACCGCGCTAAGGTTGTCGTACAGCTTCGCGCCGATCGTGCCGAAGGCCGACCCGGTGCCCGACCAGGCCGTGCCCGTCGTCGCCGAGCGGATGAAGCCGACGCGCAGGTAGCGCGAACGGTCCAGGCTCTTGGGCGTTTTGGTGGAGATGAAGAAGTTGCTGACCGTGATCGGGTACAGCTCGCGGCCGTTGTCCGTGCACACCGTCGCAGCGCCGAGCGTCGAGAGGTCGATGTACAGATAGTAGTTGGTGGCGTTGGCTGGCGCCGACCCGAAGATTGTCGTGAGGCTGACGGTCAGGTCGCCGCCGAAGTCGGTCGATAGCGACCCGGCGCCGTCGTAAGTCGATAGCTCACGACCATCGACCAGGGGGAAGGACCCGCCCTTGATAACCGCGTTCGGCGTGGTGATCGACTGGATCTTGAAGGAAGCGTCGCCCGAGGCGCCCGGCTTCCACTTGCCAGAAGATGCTTCGTAGACGAGAGCCTGGCCGTCTTGCGGCGCGGTGGTCGTCACGTCGGTGTCGCTGATGTCGGACATCTTCTCGGTTGCCCGCTCCAACACCTCGACGGCGTAGGTGAACGGGCCGCCGGAGCTCGGCGTCGTGACGTCGATCTGCGTCTTCAAGTTGGAGACGTTGGCGATGATCGTCCAGCCGGACGCCGTGGGGTCGGCGACCCGCGTCAGGTTCGGCCAGGTGCCGGTGTAGATCCGCACCTTGAAGTCGGCAAACTGAATGCCGAAGTTGTGCGCGAACGTCGTCGTCGTGCTGTTGGCTACCGAGGCGATCGCGAAGAAACGGCCCGAAAGGTAGTCGGACAGGTTCGTGTAGATCGTCTCGATCTGCGTGAAGAGCGCCGAACCACCAGCTGTGGCAAGCGCCGGATGGCTCACCTGTGCGCGACCGACCAACGTCATTGCCTACTCCTCAGCGGCCGAAGCCGGCGTAATGAAATTTCTTATCTTCTTCGGTCCGCGGCACGACCCGCATTTCCCCGGTGCAGTAAACCTCGACCTCGGTCTCGCGCGTCACCATCTTCAGGCCGGCGATCTTCTGGTAGCTGCCGCCGCCGTTGACGTTCCCGTGCCAGGTGTCCATCCACGCGAAGTTGACGAAGTCGGCACCGGGACACTCGGCCACCGTCAGGATCTGGAAGGTCTCGGGATGCTCGGCTTCGACGCTGGCCTTGGTGAGGCCTTCCTTGTTCACGAAGACGGCCATCTCTTCCGGGCGTTGCGTGCGGTAGTTCCAGCCGCCCCACTTTGCGGGGCGACCGTCGCTGAAATCAAACCGCCACCTGAGACGCCCGACCGACATCTAACCCCCTTAAGCCGTGTAGGAAAACGCGACCACGAAGTCGTGCTGCAAGATGCCGCCGTTCGTCTCGCCGGAGTGCAGGTACCAGCGCGCGCGGATGTGCCCACGGTTGCCGAGGACGGTGTCGGACGACTTGCCGACCTTGCCGGTGACCGGCGCCGAGGCATCGACTTCGCTCGAGCCGTTCCAGTAGCTCGCCGCGTCGGCGTGCATCGTGAAGGCGTTGGCGAGCGAGAGGCCGTCGAGGCCGGTGTAGCTCTTGCCGAAAATCCGCTTCTGGCCGCCGGCTTCGCGCGTCGGGTCGAACTGGTTGGCGTCGGCCACCTGCCAGTCCATGTCGATGTGCAGGCCGCGGGAGTTGCCGTCGACGTTGTTCTTGTCGGCGCCCGAGTTCGTCGACCCGTAGGTGCCGAGCTGGGTGAAGTCCGCCGCCGCGGTGTTGGCGCCTCCGTACGTGCCGGAGTACTGGGCGGTGTAGAACTTCACCGACGTGATCGGGTCAACCGTCGCGTTGTGGCTCAGGAAGAGGTCCTGGCGCCCGGTGTTGCCGACCTGGCTGATCACCGGGGCGTAGCTGCCGTTGACGACCTGACCGAAGTCCAGGCCCGAGCTGCCGCCGGCGAGGGTATCGCTGACCTCGGCCCCCGTGATGGTCTTGGACACGACTAGGGTAACGGACATGGCTCACCTCATCCTTGAGTGTCGAGAGGAACCCTTCCTTGGGTCACTCCTCGGTGATCGTCGCTGCATAACCGCCGACGGTGCCGGCATAGCCTGGAGTATAGCCGGGGAACGGGCACATGGCGAAGCACCAGAGCTTGACCGGCAGCTTGAACCCCTGAGGGTTGTAGCCTAGGTCGCGAATCATCGCCGGGACGCCTGAGAAAATGGTGGAGCCGATCTGCACATTGAGCGCGACGAAGTCGCCGAGGTCAAGCAGAAGTGCGCGCCACGTCAGCTCGCAGTCTACGATCTCAAAAAAACAGGACGAGAGTCGAAGAATCTCGACGAGCTGCGCCTTGACGTCCGCCTCGACGTAAAGGTTCGGGAACTCGATGTCCTTCGAGATCGCCTTGCCGATCTGGGTGACCGACGCCGCGTTGTTCTGGATGCGCGTCGCCCGGACGTTCTCGTTGCGGGAAGGCAAGTAGCCGAAGCTCCCGCGCGCGCGGTTGAAGTTGTTGCGCTCGTCGATCGATAGCCTGAAGGTTTCCGCCGCAACGTCCCAGTTTTTCACGGAATAAGAAGGTGCCGAGACCCAGTCTTCGAAATGCAGGCTGTTGATTTTAAACAGCTGGTTGCGGTTGAAGGCGGCCTCGAGGCGGACCTGCTCGAGAAGGGAGAGCGCGAAGCTGACGGCGCCGATCTGCTCCTGGCGCCAGACGCGGGACTTGATCGTTGAGATAGCCGACTGCGCCGGCGTCGCCTTATCGCGGAAGGTCGCCCAATTAGCGTTAAAGTCGCCGGACCCCATGCCGCCGTAGGTCATGAGGATGTCGCGCGCCTGCCATACGGCGTTGTCGTTATAGCTAGAGCCGATGTCCTTGCCGAGCACGCGGACGAAGAACTCGTCGCCCGCGGCGAACTCGAACGGCGCACCGTCGATCCAGGTTCCGGCCGGGGTCTGCTTGACTTGAAAGGAGCGGTTCCCGGCACCGACGCTGGCGATCTCTCCCGAAGGGGCAAGGTAGAAGACCCCGCCGCGGCGGAGGTAGACGTTGCTGGTGTCGAGGCTTCGAAGGTTGTGGTCGCAGATGACGAGCTGAACGTTGGTGCGCGTGCCGCCGACGACGTTGGGGTCCTTGCCGTTGACGACGAAGGCGGGCACCGCGGCCGGGTCCGGGTCGAGGGCCGTCGTCCAGTCGCCGTAAATCACGGGCAGCAGCTTACCGGCGTTGCTGTCCTCGATGTTCGCGTAGGCGCCCGCGGTGAGGGCCGTCGTCGGCAGCTTCTGGTTGTAGGCGTCCTGGTCGTCGCGCGCGACAAGATTGATCGACTTCACGGTCCGGCCGGTGCCCGCGACCGTGGTGATTGTCCCCTTGAAAATCCGGCTGTACGTCGCGCCTTGCTCGGCGAGACCGACCTTCACGGCGATGCCCTTGTTCACCCATGGCGCGTAGGAGGCACCGCCGGGGAGGTAGGCGTTGAACCGGCCGTCGGCATTCGAGAGCTCGAGGGACAGCGTCGAGAACTGCAGCTCCGGCGTGAGCCATTCGCCGACCGTCCGCGTGATCGTCGGGAAGACGGTCAGCGCCTCGTAGAAGGTGCCGACGCCGGCGTTGACCACGTACTTGTTGCGGTCGCTGGCGTGGATCGTCCCGCCCGGGTAGGTGATGTCGACGGTTGCCTCGAGCCGGTTCTCCAGATTGTCCTGGCACCAGTCGAGCAGGGCCTGGTCAAGCGTCGTCGCCGTCTCGTACTTTTTTCGGTCCTGGCCGCTCACCCTGCTCCCCCTCTCCGAGGACGCGCGCGATTGCCGCGGGGTCCTTCTTGATGATCGGCCGCGGCGGCCACCAGGTTGCCTGGGCTTCCACCATGGCCGTCGACTCGCCGTTGCGGAACTTCTCGAGCAAGGCCGCGTTGGCGCGCCGGCGCCGCTCCTGGTCGTTCATGTCGACTCATCCACCGTGATGTCGAAGGCGACGAAGTCGAGGTCGTCGCCCTTGCTGTTGTGCGTTTCCTGCGGGATCTCGGTCAGCTTGCCGAACACCGCGAAGCGCTCGGGCGTCGAGGAGACGGGGATCCAAAGGCACTTGAAGGACGTCCGCGCGGTGTCGAAGACCAGACGCAGGTTCTTGTAATTGCCGCGGTTGTACTTCAGGTTCCGGAGCCCAATGCCGGTCGAGTACTTCAGCGCGCGGTCGTTGCTGACGTTGGTGAAGCCCTCGGTCTTGACCTTGTCGGAGAAGTGCGTCGTGCCGCGCGTGATCTGGTCGATGATCGAGTCGCCCTGCATGACGATCGACGAGCCGAAGACGATCGTCCCGATCTTGAGCTGGGCCGCCGTGTTGGTCGAGTCGCTGATGATGAAGCGCCAGTACCGGTAGCTCGACGTCGGGATGGTCGGCGCGATGTAGTAGATATTGGTAAGTGCCGAGGTCAGGGCCAGCGTCACGCCGATCGTCGCGAAGCCGGCGTCGTTCGATCCTTGGAGGGTGATCGACGCTGACTTCGTCAAGTTGTGGTTGAGGATGGCCAGCGTGTCGAGGAAAACACCCTGGGGCACCTCGGTGTCGCACGTCAGGTTGGCGCTCGTCACCGTCGGGGCCGACCGCCACTGCTGCTCGACGATGTCCGTGTTCACGTTCAGCACGGAGAAGTCGCCGCTCGCCGTCGAGGACGCTGTCCAGTTGACGCCGGTCAGGCCGCGGCTCGGGAAATTGTACAAAACCCGCAGATTGTACGTGTTATAGAGGGCGAAATTGATCTGCGCATGGTAGGTGATCGCCTGCGCGCGGTCGATCTGCGCTGGGATATGGCGCTGTTTGTCGATCCGCAGCTGAACCTGGCCGCGCCGCGGGCCGACCTTGTCGATCCGCTTCTGGATTTGGGTACCGCGGGGGCCGAGCTTGCTGATGCTGCGGAGGATCTGCGACCGCACGCGCGCGCAGATGACGTCGGCCAGGTATGGCTCGGTCAGATAGGGCAGCATCAGGTAGCCGCCGTCGGAACAGTGCTCCATCAAGACGGTGCCGCGGCGCATGGAGTCGTGGACGGCGTGGTTGCCGGCGGTCTTACGATCGACCTGCGATGGCACGGGGTGCGACTTCACGAGGATCAGCTTGATCTGCTCGCGTGCGGCGTGACTTTGGATCACGGCCAGCTCGATCTGCTCCCGGGCGGTGTGCAGGCCGGTCGTAATGAAGCGGTCGATCTGCTCGTTGATCGGGTGCGGGAAGTTTGCGGTGAGGAGCTGGATCTGCGCGCGGACGGCGTGTGCCACGTCGATGCGGCGGTCGATCTGGGCCTTGTAGGACCATGTCTCTGTCGCCGAAAGGTAGTCGTCCGATAGGTACGGACGCTCCAGGTAGCCGTAGGTTGTGACGGTGGCGCTCAAGACCGGACCCCCTGCGCGTAGATCAGCGTCTTGCCGTCGATCGACAGGCGCCGGAACTCTTCCTTCACGGCCGGGATCACCCGGTTGCGGATGAAGGACTCATCCACAGCCTGCTTGACGTCGAAGCTCATGTCGATATTGAAGGTCTGGTTGGTTGCCCCGCCGCCGAGCGCCGCCCCGCCATTGAGCGCGCCGAGAGTACCAGCCCCCAACTTATCCACAGCCCCCTTGCGCATGACGAACTCGCCGGGCGTGAGCATCGCGGGGATGCTATCGCCGACCATGCCGCCGTTGGCGAAGGCGTTCTTCTTGAACATGGCCATGATCATCTCGCCCATCTTGCCCTTGACCTTGTCGTAGATCTTGGTGGGGTCGAGGTCGCTCAAGACGTTTTTAGCTTGGTCGAGAGCCTTGCGCGGGTCAGGGTCGGCCACCTTCTGCAGCGTCTTGCCGGCGCTCTTAACGATGTCGCCGAGGCCGTACTGCGGGAGCTTGAGGCCGCCGTCGAGGATCTGCTGGACAATCGACGCGACGGCCGGGTCGTTCATCGCCGAGCGCGGGATGATCGCCTCGCCGGGGGAGAGCATCGCCAGCACGCGGTCGTTGGCCAGGCTGTCGCCGCCGACGAGCGCCTTGCCCGGCACCGTGCCACCCTGGGCGAACTTGAGGAACGGGATGTCGCCGACGATCTTCTCGATCGTGCCCTTGTCGCTGTCCTTTGCGCCCGGCCAGTCGACCTTGAACAGCTTCGAGAAGAGGTTGCCGGGGCTCAGCTTGTCGAAGGTGTCCATGAAGAACTTGCCGAGGCCGCCAAGCGCGCTCTTCAGCCCGTCCCAAATCTTCGTGCCGATGTCGCTGAAAAAGGTGCCGGTGCCCTTGACCGCGGCCTTGACGCCGTCCCAGATCGTCGAGCCAAGGCCCTTGAGGATGTCGCCCGCCTTGCCGAATGCCGCCTCGAGGCCGCCCCAGATCTTGCCGCCCATGCCTTTAAGCGCGTCGGTCGCGCCGCTGAAGTAGGCCGACAGCCCCTCCCAGATCTTCCCGCCAAGGCCCTTGATGACGTCGACGCCCTTGGCGAACGCGGTCGACAGGCCGTCCCAGATCAGGGAGCCGACCTTCTTGAAGCTCTCCCACAAACCCTCGAAGGCCTCGCTAATCTTGCCTTTGAAGATGTTGGTAAAGAAGTCTTTGATCCCCGAGAAGGCCTCGTTGAAAATGTTTTTTAGGTTGTCCCACAGGCCCTTGAAGATCCCGACGACGCCCGAGAAGGCGGCGATGATCCCGTCCCAGATGATCTTTACGCCGGTCCACATGGCCTGGAAGATCCCGACGATCCCTTCGAACAACGCCTTAACGCCAGTCCACATCAGCTGGAAGCCGACGAGCAGCAGCTGCCACGACGCGCGAAAGACCGCGGTCAGGGCGTTCCACGCCGTCGACAAGCTCCGAATGATTTCGTCCCAGACCGTCTTTAGTAGCTTCCAGGCATTTTCGGCCTGCTCCCAAACGTAGCGCCAGATCGCCGTCAGCGCCTCGACGAAGGGCTTCAGGAACGTGTTGTAGATTGACTGCCACGCGCTTACGAGGAAGTCGATGAAAGGCTTCAGGTACTTCTTGTAGATCCGCTCCCAGGCGCTCTCGGCGGCCCTTGCCGCGGCTTGGATCTGCTCCACGATCATCTTGCCCTGGTCGAGCGGGTTTACCTTCTTCACCGAGTCAACCAGGTCGGACACATTGAAGAGCTGCGACGACTTGCCCGTGATCGCGCCGAGCGTCGACTTGACCGACTTCGCCAGCTTGTCGGGGAAGGATTGGATCGCTTCGATCGCCTTGCCGCCGCCCTTGCCGCTGAAGACGTTGCCGATGCTGCCGATGATCTTCTTCAGCCCGTTGATGATGCCCATAACGATCGACGTGATGATCTTCGGGATCATCTTCAGGATCGCGCTGAGCAGCTTGCCGGACGATAGCTCTTCGATTGCGCTGTCGATCACCGCGGCGATGATCTCTCCGAGCGCGCCGAGCAGGCCCTCGATGATCGACTGGATGATCTGCGGCAGGTTGTTTACGACTTCGATCAGGATCTTCGGAATGGCCTTGATGAACTCGCCGATGATGTGACCGATCGCGCCGAACAGCGACATGATCACCTTCGGTAGTCCTTCTAGGAACTTGCCGATGATCGCCGGCAGCGCTTCGACGAGCTGGCCGATGGCGTTCCCGATGGCGTCGATCAGCTGCGGCAACGCCTTCATGATCGCTTCGATGAACGCCGGCGCGGCGTCCGCGAACTTCTGCACGATCTGCGGGATGGCCTGTGCGATCGCGCTGATGATCTTCGGGATGGCAGCGATCAGGTTGGTAATCACGGTCGGGAAGGTCTGCAGGACCTTGTTGATCAGCTCCGGAAAGGTCGCAAAGAAGCGGTTGATCGCCTCGTCGATATGGCTGAGCGCATCGAGGATCACTTTCGGGGCGTCAGCCGCCGCGTTGACGGCGTCGGATAGCTGGCTCAGGAACTTGCCGGTGAGGATGCCGTTAAGGACCGCCGCGCCGTCTTGGATGCCGACAAGAACCGCTTCGCCGAGCAGTGACGCGGCGGTTTTGAAGCTGGGCGCCACGCTGAACGCCGCCGCCGCCGCCTTCAATTCTTTAAGCTCGCGGAACTGGCCAGTGAGCAGGCCGTCGAAGAGGGCGGTGACGGGCGCAATTGCGATCTTCAGCGCGCCCCAAGCCATCTTCAGGCCGTCGAGAGCCGTCTTGGCGAGGATCCCGCCGAGCGCCGCGAAGTCGGGCATCACCCCGCCGATCGCGCTGTCGAACGCCTTGCCGATCTCCGGGCCCAGCTTGCCGATGTCGGCCTTAAAGTTCTCGACCAGCACCGAGAACGGCGTCTCGAGCTCGGCAATCTTCATCGCGAAGGCCTGCTCGGTCAGGTCCTTCATCTGCTTCAGCTGGCCGATGATCTCCAGGTTCGTGCCGTACTTCTTTTCGAGCTGCGCGATCTCCTCGATGGCGAGGGCCTTCTGCAGCTCCAAGGCGGCGAGTTGGTCGCCGTCGGCCGAAGCCTGAGCGATCTTCAGAGCCATGACCTTGCCGAGCACTTCGTCGTAGTTCTTCTTTCGCAGCGCGCCGATCTCGGCTTCTAAGCCGGCGTTGGCCTGGAGTCGGCCGGCCTCGATCTCGCCGGCGAGCGCCGCGGCCTGGCCGTTCTCCTTTGCCAGGGCCTCCTGCTTGGCGATCTCCGTGAAGATCTTGCCGAACTTGATCCGAACCCGGTCTTCTTCGGCGGCGTCGATGTCGGCGACCGCGGCGGCGATGTCATTGCGCTTGGCGAGGATGTCGTCGAGCGACTTCTTCTGGACGGCGAGGATCTCGGCGCTGCGGCCCGCTTCGAGCAGGTTCTGCGCTTCGATGATCTTGCCGGACTGCGCGCGGAGGACGCCCTGCTTCTGGAGCTCGGCGCTGATCTCCTTCAGCTTCACCAGCTGGTCGTCGTACTTGGCATTGATCTTGCCGACCTCGGAGGCGCCGGCCTGCTGCTGCTGCTTCGTCAGCTCCTGGATGAACTTCGTCAGGTTCAAGACCGCAGCGGCGACCGCGGCGGCGTTCTTGCCCATGGCGCCGAAGGCCTTGTCGCTGCTGTCGCCGGTTTTCTTT